CAACGATGTGGACAGTTCGTCTTTGGTAGGCGTGCTCATGTTCATCACGTAATACCAATCAAAGAAGATCCAACTCTTAAATTAGAAGAGAACAACTTACGATTACTTTGTCCAGTTTGTCATACAATCGAAGAAAATGAAGATAAACCAAAAAAAGTTTTTCCGAGTTATTTCGGAAGCCCCCCTATCAAAAATTAAAAATTCCTCTCTGGGGAGGATAGGTAGCGTAGGGGGCATCTCTATCGTTAGACAACATTTTAAAAAAATAAAGGGGGGTGTGAAATGTCTACGAAAAAAGAGCGTCAAAAAAATGTTGCCGATAAAACAGAAGCTGAAAAAAATCGGATATTAAAAATCATGCGTGATGCAGATATTTACACCCTTACTTTAGATCCATTAATTGAATCGTATTTAGATATTTTCGAAGTTTATATGACGATGTTTATCGAATGGAAAGAGAAAGGATTTCCACCTACTCAACGTCACACCAATAAAGCAGGAGCTACAAATAATTCAAAGCATCCGTTGGCGCAGCAAGTAGAAACTTGGGCTGATAAGAAGACAAAAGCATTGGATTTATTGGGGCTTACAAATAAGGCTAAACCAGGTAAATATGTCACTGGTGGTTCTACTGTTGGGAAAAATGAAGAGGTGGAAAAGCCTAAAGCAAAGGTTAGTGAATTAGACAAACATCGTGCAAAATGGCGTGGTGCAAAATGATTGAACGTGGCGTTAACTATGCAGATATTTATGCAAAACAAGTAAGAAAGAATCCTAAAAAATATCCCGATACTATCAAAGCGATGGTAGATCGTTATTATAAATGGAAAAAGCGTAAAGATATTTGGTTCGATGTGGACCGTGCGAATGAAATGATGGATTGGGTTGAAACGTTTGTCCGGCATACGAAAGGTGATTTAGCAGGACAACCTTTTATCCTGGAAGATTGGGAGAAATTCGCTTACTCCTGGATCTATGGATGGATTCATAAGAATGAAAAAGGACAAATTGTCCGAGTTACTCGAGAAGCTTACATTCAGGTTCCTAAGAAGAATGGTAAAACTTTAATCGGTGTTGGTGGTCTTGGTTATGCGATGTACGGTGAAGGAGTACTTAGTGCCGATTGTTATTGTTGTGCGAGTGATTTTAACCAGGCCCAATATGCAGCAAAGCCATTTGCAGCAACAATTATGAACCATGATGTATTAATGGATTGTTCACACATATATAAAGGTCCAAAAGGGACGATTTCTAGTGTGACATATGATTATATTCGTGATGATTTAGCTTATCAGAACCAATTCATTGTAATGAGTAAAAACATTCAATCCATTGAAGGTTCCAATCCACACTTCATTTTAAATGATGAGCTTCATGCACAAGAAAACATGGATCAATACGACAACTTTAAATCAGCACAGGTTTCTCGTGCTGAGCCAATTATGTTTAATATATCGACAGCGGGTAAAGGTTCTTCATCGGTTGGGATGCGAGTGTATCGTGAAGCAAAAGAAGTATTGAAACGTGACGATAATGATTCAAGTTTCGTCATGATATACGAACCTAACAAGAACTATGATTGGACAGACCGAAATGTTTGGGCAATGGTTAATCCGAACATTGGTGTATCTGTAACGATGAGTGCACTTGAAACAGAATTCATCTCAGCATCACGTTCAGCTCATAAAAAAGCTGAGTTTCTTTCTAAACATTTGAATGTATTCGTAAATGGAGCTGAAAACTTCTTTGAGCAAGGACAAGTTGAACATGTTCTTGTGGAAGACCTGGGTGATTTAACAGGTGAAACTTGCTATATCGGCTTAGATTTATCAAAAACAACCGATTTAACATGTGTGAGCTTGAATTTCCCTAACTCTGGTTATACCGAAGATGGAAAGTCTATTTTAAAAGTTAAACAAATGTATTTTGTGCCTAATGAGGATATCGAACATCGTGAAAAAGAAGATAACGTTCCATATACTGATATGGTTGAACGTGGCTTTGTTACTTTTTGTGATGGAAAGATGATAAACCAGGATCAGGTTATGGATTACATTGTAGAATGCATGAATTTATACGATGTGCAGCAGATAAACTATGACCCAGCGATGTCACAAAAGTTAATTGAAAAACTTGAGAATCTTGGTATCGAATGTATTTCTGTAAGTCAGTGGCCTAATGTTATGAATGCAATGATGGATGATTCAGAAATACTTATTTATGAAAAACGTATAATGACTGATAATCCTTTGTTTGTTTATTGTGCTCTTAACGTTGTAGTTGTAACAAATATCAATGGAATGAAAGCACCAAGTAAGCGACAGTCCAAAAAGAAGATTGATGGATTTGTTGCTTTTTTATGTGCTCATAAAGAAACGATGATGGTTATGGATAGCATAACTGAAGAAGGTATGGATGAATTGATTGGTGACATTTATAGATAGGGAGGCGGTGAGAAATTGGGTTTAAGGGATAGGTTTTCAAATTACTTATTTAAAAAGGCCGAAAAGCGTGGTTATCTTGATGATGTTTTAGGAAAGAGCATTCGTTACGGCGGTGTGTATGTTACAGATTCAAACATCTTGCAATCTAGCGATGTTTACGAGTTGTTACAAGACATAAGTAATCAAATGGTATTGGCTGATATTGTTGTAGAAGATGAATTTGGAAATGAAATTAAAGATGATATTGCACTTCAAATCTTAAGGAATCCGAACAACTATCTTACACAATCGGAATTCATTAAATTAATGACGAATACTTATTTGCTCGAGGGCGAAACATTCCCAATATTAAATGGTGCTCAAATTCATTTAGCTTCAAATGTTTTCACAGAGTTAGATGATAATTTGGTAGAGCACTTTAATATTGGCGGTCACGAAATTCCTCCATTTATGATTCGTCATGTTAAAAATATTGGCGCAGATCATTTAAGAGGAAAAGGCCTTCTTGATTTGGGAAGAGATACGCTAGAAGGTGTTATGTCAGCTGAGAAAACTTTAACTGACAAATATAAGAAGGGTGGACTATTAGCATTCCTGTTAAATTTGGATGCTCATATCAATCCACAGAATGGTGCGCAGTCAAAGTTAATCAATGCAATTTTAGATCAACTGGAATCCATTGATGAATCACGATCTGTAAAAATGATTCCCCTTGGAAAAGGGTACTCAATAGACACGCTTAAAAGCCCACTAGACGATGAAAAGACTCTAGCATATCTAAATGTATATAAAAAGGATTTGGGTAAGTTTTTAGGCATAAATGTGGACACATACACAGAGTTAATCAAAGAAGATATTGAGAAAGCAATGATGTATATCCACAATAAAGCAGTTAGACCAATAATGAAAAATTTTGAAGACCATTTGAGTCTTCTTTTTTATGGCCAAAATTCGGGCAAACGAATTAAATTCAAGATTAATATTCTTGATTTTGTTACTTATAGCAACAAAACGAATATTGGTTACAACCTTGTACGTACAGCCATTACTTCACCTGATAATGTCGCCGATATGCTTGGATTCCCTATACAAGGTACAAAGGAATCACAAGCTATATACATTTCAAATGATTTAACTGAAATCGGTAAGAAAGAAGCAAACGATGGTTCATTGGGAGGAGGTGAAGAGAATGAAAATTGAGGTCCGAGGGAATCAAGTCATACTTGATGGTTATGTGAATGTTGTGGATAGAGAAAGTCGAATGCTACCTTCACCAAGGGGATATTTCAAAGAGAAAATTGCTCCTAAAACGTTTGAAAAAGCGTTAAATAAGGCTCAGAATGTGGACTTGCTTTTTAACCATGATAAAACTAGGAAACTAGGGTCTACTGAAAACGGAAATCTGGAATTGTATGAAGACAATATTGGTTTAAGAGCCATTGCTACAGTTACAGATGAACAAGTAATTACGAAAGCTAAGAATAAAGAATTGCGTGGTTGGTCATTTGGTTTTGTTTCTGAAAAAGATTCATGGGAAGAAGGTGAAGCGGGTGTTCAAAAACGATCTATTGAAGAATTAGAACTCTTAGAAGTTTCTATTTTAGATATGACACCAGCCTATGTTGCAACTTCCATTGAAACCAGGGGCGAAAATACAACCATGATTGAAATGAGAAGTGAAGAAGCAGCTGTAAAAACAGTTGTGGAAGATGATACAGAAGAAAGAAACAATCTTATTAAACAAATAAAAAAAGTTTTGGAGGAAAATTAACATGAATTTAAAAGAAATCTTAAACGCATCTTTAACAAGAACGAAATCTCGATTAGCAGAATTACAAGGGAAAGTAGAAAAAAATGAAGTTCGTTCGGAAGAATTAGCAGCAGTTAAGGCTGAAGTAGAAGCATTAACAAAGGAAGTGCAAACGATCACTGAGGAGTTAGCAAAGTTAGAAGAGAAAGAAAAAGAAGAAGATCCAGACAAAAAGAAAGACGATGATCCTGATAAAAAAGAAGATCCAGCAGCAAAAGAAAATCCGGATGTAAAAACTGATCTGTCAGAAGAACAGCGTTCAGTTATTTCAGCATCTATCGCAGCAGCTCTTTCTACTAAAGGTCATAAATCTACTAAAAACAAAGAAATGGAAACTCGTTCAGCTTTTGCTAATTATATTGTTGGTAATATTGATGAAAGAGAAGCTCGTGCATTAGGTTTAGTTACTGGTAATGGTTCTGTTACGATTCCAGATTTCTTAAGTAAAGAAATTATTACGTATGCTCAAGAAGAAAACTTCTTACGTCGATTAGGAACGGGAGTAAAAACAAAAGAAAATATTAAGTATCCTGTTTTAGTTAAGAAAGCAGAAGCTCAAGGTCATAAAAATGAGCGAACAAATAACGAAATTCCAGAAACAGATATTGAATTCGATGAAATCGAACTATCTCCAACAGAATTTGATGCACTTGCTACTGTAACGAAAAAATTATTAGCACGTACAGGTTTACCGATTGAACAAATCGTTATGGACGAGTTGAAAAAAGCTTATGTTCGTAAAGAAACTCAATATATGGTTAATGGTGATGAAGCTAATAACATCAATGATGGTGCATTAGCAAAGAAAGCTGTTGAGTTTAAAACAGATGAAAAAAATCTTTATGATGCATTAGTAAAAATGAAAAATACACCTGTTAAAGAAGTACGTAAAAAAGCACGATGGGTATTAAATACAGCAGCGTTAACAAAAATTGAAACTATGAAAACAGATGACGGTTTCCCATTACTTCGTCCGTTTAATCAAGCGGAAGGTGGAATTGGTTATACGTTATTAGGCTTCCCTGTTGAGGAAGAAGATGCAATTGATATCCCTGATTCACCAGATACACCAGTATTCTATTTCGGTGATTTCTCTAAGTTTTATATTCAAGATGTTATTGGATCACTAGAAGTACAAAAGTTAGTTGAGTTATTCTCACGTACAAATCGTGTAGGTTTTCGTATCTGGAACTTACTAGATGCTCAATTAATTCACTCTCCGTTTGAAGTTCCAGTTTATAAATACGTGTTAACAGAAACGAAACCACCTGTAGAAGGTAAATAGGGTATGAATGACTTAATTGAGAAATTAAAATCTCATATTCATTGGGAAGAGGGCATGGATGATTCTTTGCTCTCTTTTTATATTGATCAAGCAAAGACTTATGTAAAGAATGCGACAGGCAAACAGACCGAGTATTTAATTATTATGGTCGCCGGTATTTACTATGATTATAGAGTCGCTGAAAAAGAATTAGAACAAGCTCTGGATGCCTTAACGCCGATGTTTGTCCAGGAGGTTTATGCCGATGAAGAGAAAGACGAATAAACTCAAATGGATGGGTGAGCTACTTAAATTAGGAGAAACAATTGATCCAGAAACAGACCGAGTTGTGATGGGATATCCGTTAGAACGTAACATTCGTTATAACAATATTGGAGTTACGGCCACTGATAAATTTACAACGAAAGATACGAATGAAATTGTAAAGAAAATTGAAGTTCGTATTGATCGGGAGATTGAAAACAACCAAAAGGATTATCGTGTAAAAGTTGGTGGCCGTATTTATGATATTGAGCGTATTTATGTGCGTGAAGAGGACCGATTGATGGAGGTGTCATTGTCCTATGCAAATTAGCTTTCAAGGGTTACGAGACATCATGAAGAAATCTGGTATACCAGTTTATCGTGATAGTGCACCTACAACAGCAAATTATCCTTACATTGTGTATGAATTTGTGAATGAGCAACATAAGAGGGCTTCTAATAAGGTCCTAAAAGATATGCCACTTTATCAAATTGCAGTTATTACAAACGGAACTGAAAAAGATTACGAGCCATTAAAGGCTGTTTTTAACGAAGCAGGCGTGTCTTATTCTCAATTTGATGGAATGGGTTATGACGAGAACGACGAAACTATCACGCAGTTTATAACGTATGTGAGGTGTATCCAGTAATGGCTTCAAATAACAATGGTTTTGCTGAAGCTTTAGAAGATATCAATACGCTATTACGTGTGAATAAAAAGGTCGAACTGGATGTATTGGACGAAGCAGCGAAGTATTTTGCGAGTAAATTAAAACCAAAAATTAAAGCATCCAGTAAAAACAAGCGGACACATTTAAGAGATAGTTTAAAGGTTGTTGTGAAAGATGATCGTGTATCTGTGGAGTTTAAAGATGAAGCTTGGTATTGGTATTTAGTTGAACATGGCCATAAAAAAGCAAATGGTAGGGGGCGTGTGAAAGGAAAACACTTTGTCCAGAATACCTTTGATGCGGAAGGTGACAAAATTGCTGATATTATGGCACAAAAAATAATTGATAGAATGTGAGGATGATATACATGACAATTGAAAATAAAGAAATTCAATATTCCGTAGGGATTGAAG